CCATATACAACTACAGGCGCAGTAGCTACACGCGCTTCTTCTGATACTTCTGCTTACTCAACAGGTTATGACGGAATCCTTCCTACACTACTTGGATCAAGCAGCGGATATATCAACAATATCGCTGGAACATTCTCAAACACTAACCCTGGAACAGAGTTCCAATCAGTGTTCGCTGGCCTATACAATTCAGTAAAGGCAGATCCAGACGCTATCTTGATCAACGGTTCAGATCGCAAGCAGCTATCTGACTCAATCAAGGGTGCAGCTAACGCTAACTACCGTCTCAATATCACTCAAGATGAAACCACAGGAGCAATCCTCGGTTCAGTCGTCGGTGGAATTGTGAACGAAGTAACAGGAAAGTCAGTGGACCTAATCGTTCATCCGTGGCTCCCACAAGGAGTGGCTCCAGTAATTAGCTGGACCCTTCCGATCCCTGACACAGAGGTTTCAGACGTTTGGTCTAACTACCTCGTTCAGGACTATATGGGTATCCAATGGCCTGTCACTCAGTTCGCTTATGAGTTCTCAACTTACTTCCGCGGAACATTCTTCTGCACAGCTCCAGCTTGGAACGGTATCGTTTCAGGAATCACAGCTGCATAAGTAAAAACTGAATAAGATACGGGGAGGGAGCTTTGGCTCTCTCCCTTTATCGTTTAAGAGAGGCAAAAATGGCACGGTTAGTACCACGCGACGGACACGTAAAAGAAACTAATATCAAAGGTCAATCTGGAGTTACTCGTTATAGAGCTGATAAGTCTGGTTTGTACGAGGTTACTAATAAAACTCATATTAAAGCGCTAAAAGACCAGGGCTTTGTAGAGGCTTCTCTCAATGCTTACAATCCTGGAGACCGTCAGCGAGGGTACACTTGTACTCAATGTGGTTTCGGATCGTGGTTTAGAAAGTGCTCACGGTGCGGACACGAATACGAATCCACGCCAAGCACAGATGGGGACATAGAGTATGACAACACCAGTGGTAACTAATAACACACCGTATTATCAAGACGACGAATACCTCAGTGTTGCTGAATACAAAAATGCCCCTACAGCTATTGACTATGACAACCTTGTAGTAGGCGGTACTCAAGCTCAACAAGACGCAGAGCTCTTAACTGTTATTGGTCGCGCTAGCTCCTGGATTAACACACACCTCAACCAGTCTTTAATCGCTCGCACAATGACCGAGCAGCAGCGTACGCGTATGACTCCCCAGGGTAATCTCATTATCCGTCCCGAGATCACTCCTCTTATTGCTTTTAGCTCTCTTAGCTATGGCGCTACACCTACCAATTTAACGGTCGTAAATGACCTCACACCACTCTGGTTCGAGTCGGATAAGGTGATCTATCCAATCGCCCAGACAAGCCTCTCATACAGCTCTCAGGGGCCTTTAGCCTTTGGTTTCCCACCTTCGACTGGATCCCAGATCTACGTCAATTACAACTACACAGCTGGCTACGTTAATACCACTGGCACAGGCACAGCTGGATCAAAGAGCGTTACCGTAGCTAACCCTGTCGGTATCTTGCCTGGACAGGTTATTAACTTCTATGACGGTCAATATAGCGAGCGCCTCCAGGTGGCTTCTAACTACACCTACGGAGCTAACCCAGTCACGCTTGCAACAGCTATGGCCTACAACCATACAAACGCAACTTTTTCAGGTATGCCTGCAGCTGTCAAAGAAGCTGCGATCCTGGTGGTCACAGACTTCCTCAAGGTTCGCGGTGATAACTCTTTAACTATGGCAGTTACTACTCGACCTTCTTCTGGTCCTACTGTTGAAACCATTATTGGCTCTGACCTTGCACTGGCTAAGGAGCTACTGCGTCCATTCCGTAAGGTTCGATAAATGGCAGGTCGCACAGGCGTCCGAGGTACGCTTTATACATATCTAAAAAATGCCAATATCGGTGGGCTTAATCAGATATTTACTTCTTTTCCAAAGCGCATTAACTACCAGGTCAATGCGACGGCTGGACAGCTTTCCAGAGCTGCAGTTGTAATCTTTATTCAGAGTGAACGTGAAAAGCGCATAGCTATCGGTGGAGCTACTAACGGCTGGAAACAAGTGGACTTCACGGTCGTTCTACAGGTCTTTCACCATTCAATGCAGAGAGACGCCGAGGACGCTATGACAGATTTTGATACACTTATAGACAACATTAAGGCAACGCTGCGAGCAGATCATAGATTCGGTGATACGACTGGAAATCTGGTGTGGCAGGGTGCCGAGCCTGCGATAGATACTCTTTACGGAGAGCCTATAACGTCAGACAACGGCGCTACTGAAACTTTCGCAGAGATTCGTTTTGATGTAACTGAAATGATCCAGGCATAGGAGAAAAATGGCAAGCTACACCTACACAGGCGACGGCGATCGTGAGTTTCCTACGCTTGTACTGACAGTAAAACCAGGCGACACGTTTGAGGCTCCAGCAGATTTCACGGCAGCCGACGTAACTCCTGCAACAGCAATTAAAAAAGCAGCTGCAGCTGCACCGACACCAGCAGCCCCGTCTGCTACAACGCAAGGAGCGTGAGTAAATGTCAGTACAAAATACACACCGTTCGTACGTAGGTATTGCTAAAGAGACAACAAAGGGAACACCAGTTACACCGACTGTATTTATCCCTGTCCTAGCTTCTACCCTCAAGCCAGTTGATAAGTACGGAGCTCTCTATGATGAGGGTCTACGTGGATCACTCGTTAAGAATTACAACTACATTCAAGGTCGCGGAAACTCTACATTCGACTTTAGTGGAGCAGCTTTTGCGGACACAATCGGCTATCCAATCGCAGGACTTCTCGGTGAAGATGTAGTTTCAGGCTCAGCACCGTACGTCCACACTATTGCTCTTAAAAACTCAGCTACAGCAGCTGCAGACGCTCAACCAGCTGCCTTCACAATCACTGACTTCTATTCAGCTAACGTTCGCGCTTATGCTGGACAGCAATTCCACGATTTCTCTCTCAAGTTCACAGCTGAGGGACTTCTTGAATACGACGCAAAGGCTACTGGCTGGCTTTCAGCTACAGCTTCAACTCCTACTCCTAGCTTCTCAACCGTCCTACCTACCCCTGTTTGGTACGGCACAGTTTCAGTAGCTGGAACCCAGGTCTCTAACGCGACTACTGGAAATATAGATATGAAGCGTCCAGTAACTCCTATCTTTGGTATCGGAAATACCCAAAATCCTTACCAGGTATTCGTAGGAGCTCTTGAAGTCACAGGCAAGGTCACTTTCCTTATGGAAGCTGACGCACAGCTCACAAACTACCTCACAAATACTCAACCAACTCTTGTGTTCAACTGGACTCAAGGCTCAGGCGCTTCACAGACTCAAATCCAAGCTACCGTTACAAAGGGTGCATACACACTCGCTGTTATCGAACGCTCAAAGGATTTCGTAGAAGTTCTCGTTGATATCAACGCTCAAGGTAACCTCACAGATTCTGGAACAGTCGGATACTCACCTATCAAGTGGGTTATTAAAAACGCTGTAACTACTGCTTACCTATAAACCCTAATATCGAGTAGGGGAACACGGCTAGATTTTGCCTCGCCGATTCCCCTACTCGGCTTTTATCCTCTAAGATATGAGGAAACCTATAGGAGGCAAAAATGGCAAGTAAGAAGATTTCACTCCCCTCTGGAGCTACCGTCACAATTAAAGATCCAGCTACTCTTAGAGTCAAGGATCGCAACCGTGTGATCAAAGCTGGCGACGGTCTCACTGGCGATATTGCTAAAGGTCTAGCATTCAGTGAAGCTCTTATCTCTACAATCGTTGAAGAATGGTCCTACGACCTAATTATTCCTTCTGTTAAGCCCGAGTCATTAGAAGAGCTAGAAATTGCAGATTATGACGCTCTTGTAAAAGCTTCAGAAGAAGTTAGCGCAGTTCTATTTCCTGCTTTAGTTAAGACTGAGGAAACTGAAAAAGACCCAAAAGCGCCTACAGAAAGCTCCAACGCCTAAAGTCAAGACTCCAGGGCTTTCAACGCCACGAGGATATGGATTATCCAGATGAAGAGTGGCGGTATTTTAAGTTCGCAGATCGTTTTGGCTGGACTCCAGATCAGGTAGATGATCTACCAGCTGGCAAGTCCGACTGGCTACTAGCTATCGCTGATACCCTAGAAGAAGTAAAAAGCGAGCAGATAGAGAAAGCGAATAACCGTAGTGGCTGACAATTTTTCTGAGTTTCAAGCTGGTATGCAGCGCTGGCTTAATCGCTTTGATCAAGCTAGCGGTAACGCTATGGGCTTAATAGCTCGCCAGGCGTATATCAACGCTAAAACAAATGCTGATTCAGCTCCTAATCCTCCAGTGCGTATGACGGTCACGCGCGGACCAAACGCAGGCAAGCAGTATTACAAATACGGTCCTCATATCGGATCTAATAACGGTCCTAACAGAGGTACGGGAACTCTTTTAACTTCTATGACATATTCTTCTGGTCGCAGAGGTTTTGGTACTTATACAGCTGAGGTCGGAGCTGGTGCTGTTTATGCCAGACAACTTGAACTCGGCGGTGGCAAGTGGACAAGTGGGGTAAAATATCCTTATATGGAGCCTGCTTTGACAACTCTTGTTACGTCAGGTCAGCTCAGTCAGATTCTTGCTTACGCTTATAGGCCTTTAGGGGGATAGTCAATGGCAGGTGAGATCCCTCCACTAAATATCACCGTCAATCTTGAAACCTCTGGGGTTCAAACTGGTGTCAATCAGGCGACCACCAGCATTAAAAGTATTTCGGCTGCAGCTGAGGCGACAGCTAGTAAGTTCACTAATCTCAAGAGCGTTATGCTCGGTACTTTTGCCAGTTCAGAAATCCAAAAGGGTATTCAGGCATTCGAGGGATTTCTTAAAGATTCAGTAAAAGCAGCTGAGGGCGCTCAAACTTCTATAGCAGCCCTCGGCGTAGCTATGAATAACGCAAAACAAAACACAGACGCTAACCGTCAAGCTGTTGAAAAATCTACAAGCTCAATGGAAGCTTTAGGCTTTAAGGCTAACGATACCCGCGAAGCTTTAACAAAGATGATTACGGCGACTGGATCAGTTACTGAGTCTCAAAGGCTTATGGGTGTAGCTGCGGATTACGCTCGCCTCAAGCACGAAGATCTTGCTCAAGCTGCAACCGTCCTTACGCGCGGTACAACTGGTGCTGCCAGGGCATTTCGCGAGTTTGGTATTGTCTTAGATACTAACCTGCCTAAAAACCAAGCTATTACTAAAGCTTTTGACGAACTTAATCAAAAGATCGGCGGTCAAGCTGCTGCCTATGCTGAGACCTATGCTGGCAAGCTACAAATTATGGGAGCTCAGTCAGAGGACCTTAAAGAAAAAATTGGAGCTCTCCTTCTCCCAGTATTAACAAAGCTTGAAAGCTGGTTTATTGGATCCCTCAAATGGTTAGCAGATCATAAAGCAGCTTTAGAAGCTGTAGCTCTGGTAATTGGCACAATTTTATTAGCCGTCATAGTAAATGTCACAAAATCTCTTTATGCTCAAGCTGAGGCCTGGATAGTAGCTAACGGAGAAATTGTGGCTATTATTGCAATAATTGGTTTAGCAGTAGCTGGATTCGTTAAACTATGGAATGCCTCAGAAACCTTCCGAAAGATAGTTGTAGACGCTCTCAAGCTCGTTGTAGACGCCTTTGGCTACCTGGTAGGGGCTATCGGCAAGGTAATTGAAGCTGCCAGCCACTTACCGTTTATCGGTGGAGCTTTCAAGGGTATGGCGAGCGCCGTCAATGGCGCAGCTCTGGATATTGGCAAGTTCGGAGACAAGCTTGACTCTCTGTCAAACAAAAAAATTGACATTAAGTTCCCTAATATCGCTGACCAACTAGCTAAAGCTACGGGTGGAACCAATGGCGTTTCACCAGATATTGCTGGCTTGGTTCCAGGTGGCAGCACGGCTAAGGGCGCTGCAGCTGCTGACAAAAAAATGCAAGCTGATCAAGCAAAACTTAAAACTTATATTGCTCAAGAGCAGACAATTCTTGCCGATCGCGCTACAAAAATGGCTGCTGCTCAAGCTACTTATGATGACGCTGTAACCACGGCTCAAACTAAACATTCTCAAGAAGTCCTAGATATTACAAGCGCCTATAACGACAAAATGCTGGCTAATAAAACAGCCTATGACGACGCTGTAGCTACTGCCACGGCTGATAATGAACAAAAGATTATTGACATTAAGCAGCAATATGCTGATAAGGCTGTAGCTTTACAACAAAAGGCCGTAGACGACCAGCAAAAGATTATTCAACAATCTATTAACGTAATGACCAGCGGTTTTGAGTCTGCTACAAAGATCGACCTCGGTAAGCTCTTTACTTCTGGCGGTAGCAGCGCTGGTGGTCTAGTTGCAGGTCTCCAAGATCAACTAGCTCAAATTACACAGCTTCAACAGGACGCTGGAAAGTTAGCTGCTCAAGGGTATAACCAATCTTTTATTAACGAAGTTATTGCCCAGGGGCCAAAGCAAGGCGACGCTCTAGCTCAATCTGTATTAAAAGCTGCGCCTGAAACCCAGGATTCAATTAAACAGCTTTACAACCAGGTTCAAGACGCTTCTCAAAACGGTCTCAATGATCTAGCTAAGCAGATGAATGACGGCACCAGCTTTGCTACACAAAAGCTAGCTCAATCTTATGCTCAAGTAAGCGTAGATCTTAAAAAAGCTTTGGCTGACAATTCAGCAGCTTTGACGGATTCGCTTAACAAACAGCAAGAAGCTTTTGACAAGCAGTTAAACGCAGCTCAAGTTACCCTGGATAAAGCTAATAAAGCAGCTGCAGACGCCAGGGATCTTGCCCTGCAAAAGTCAGCTCAACAGCTTGCCGATTCTTTGCAATCAGCTCAAGATAATTACACAAAGGCTACAAGAGCTATCTCTGACGAAACAATGAAACAGCTGACAACTTTAGAAGCTCAAATCCTCAAGGTTATGGCTCTTCTTGCTGCTATGGGTAAGGGTAGTGGCACTGCTAGCGGTAGTGGGAGCACGTATAGTCCTAATCCTAAAACTGGAGGCTCAATAGTTTCATCAGAATACTTGGATACTATGCACAACTTTATGGCTAAAGAAAGAGCTGATACAGCTGCTTCTGGCATAACAGTAAATCAAACAAATAATATCAACGGCTCTACTTCTCCTTCTACTATTACAACAGCTACCCTTAACGGTATTGCTTTTGGTCAGGCACAACTTCTTGCTAATGGATCTGGAACTGGATACTAATGGCTACCTTAACAGCGCTTAATAATTACCAGTTTGGCTGGAACGGTTTTGCCTTTGGTGGCACAGGGTCGCCGTATCAAATCACTGCAGCTGACGGTATTACTAACCTGCCTAATATCCGTAACCAGGACGATACCCAGGGATTTAACGACGGTATGTTCTCGGGCCGTGACTTCTTAGGTGGACGTACGATTACTCTTACCATTCTTACTTTGTCAGGTAAGCCTACGGTTCCAGTTTTAACGGCTACAGCTACAGGATCTGGCGTTATTACCTATACGACAACAATCTCTCACGGGTTTTCAACAGGTCAGACGGTCACTATTACTGGCGTACTTTCCAGCGGAAACCCCTCTGGCACAGCTGGCGCAGGCTATAACCAAACCTCCCAGGTAATCACGGTTACTTCTGCTACAACCTTTACTATCCCAGTCACTTTGACCGATAGCTATATTTCAGGTGGCCAAGTAACAAACTCAGCTTCTTTCAGCGCTCAATCAAACTTCAACCTTCTTAAAGCTGCAGTCCAGCCTCAGCAGACAGGCACTACCCCTCTCCAATTCCAGCTTTCAGCTGCAAATAACCTCCAATTCTTCAATGCTCGCGTACGTGACGCTAAGACCGTTATTACCCCTGAGTTCACTTACGGCTATATCACCTCTCAATGGACCTTCTTCTGCCCAGATCCACGAGCTTATGACAACAGCTTGCTAACAGCTTCTATGAGCTCTGACGGTCCTCTAGGACGTACTTACAACCGTACCTATAACTTGACCTACCTTTCAGGTACTTACAACCCTTACACCTCTGTATTTAACGCAGGCCAGACAAATACCTATCCAGTCATTACCCTCAACGGCCCAGCTACTAACCCAGTATTCGGAAACATAACTACAGCTAATTACATAACTCTCAACTACGCTTTTACAAATACGGACGTTTGTGTAATAGATCTGGGAGCTAAGACCATTACCCTTAATGGAAACCCAGCTCGAAATCTATTGCAGGGTGGCTCTACCTGGTTCTATGCACAGCCAGGAGCTAATGCCTTCTATTTCAACGCTTCGGCTATACTTGCAGGTACGACTTCTGTTAGCGTTTCCTGGAGAAACGCTTATATTTAGGAGATTAGATGGCATTACGCACACCCCCTAGCTGGTTACAAAACGGCTCTCACACAGCTGAAAATGACCGTCTAACGACCACAGGTTCTCTCTGGGGATCAACAGGCATAGTCCGATCTGCCGACTTAGCTGTAACAGCTGGATCAGGCCTTAACCTCAACGTAGCTGCAGGCTGGGCTGCGATTCTTGGTAATTATCAGACCAATATGGGTACCTATATGGTCTATAACGACGGTACTACTACTGCCACAATCACGACAGCTGACGCTACAAACCCTCGTATTGACGTCGTATGTATCACGGTCTCAGACGCAGCTTATTCAGGATCTCTCAACCAGGTAGCTATTAACGTAGTCAAAGGCACTGCAGCTTCTAGCCCTACCGTCCCTAGCACTCCTACTAACTCAATCGCTTTGGCCCAAGTAGCTGTAGCTGCTGGCGCAACCACTATTTCCTCTGGAAACATTACAGACGTCCGCGTCCGCGCTCAGATTATTGAGCCTACAGTTTCCTCAGCTGCTTCAACGGCAGTACCTCTTAGAATTGTCCTTAACTCAGGACAAACAGCTAACGCTATGCAGATTATCTCTTCCGCTGGAACCGTACTCAACGGATTCGATTCAAGTGGTAACCTTCTCGCAGGTGCAGTAAATGTGGCGTCACTGGAATACGAGTTCATTATGGGGGCTTACTAATAAATGGCAACTAATACACCTGCAGTTTTCTTTAGAGGTAATCCTCAATATGGCGCAACTAACGTGGCTCGTACCGTTACAACTGCTGCCCTCACCTCAAACCTCGTAACAGTAACTTTTGGCTCTAATCACGGTCTATCTCAGGTCGGCTCACTTATCTCTATTCAGGGTGTCGGTACTTCTTATGACGGACTATTCCCTGTGAACTCATTTCCTGCTAACAACACGGCAACTTATGTCGTAACCACAGGTAATATCGGTTCAGCCTCAGTAACCCCTAACGGTTCAGCGATCATTAACTCAGGTGTAACTGTCGGTGGAACAATCTCTAACGTGGCAGTAGTGAACTACACAGCAATCGTCACAACAGGTTCAGCGCACGGTCTTGCTATTGGCGATATTGTTCGCGTGAATGTGGGACAGTCTGCAACAGACGGAACTTATGTAGTTTCCTCAATCCCATCAACCACACTCTTTACTTACACCTCAGCCACTCAGACTCTTGCCTCAACTGCAATCACTCAGGGCGCGTTCGGTAAGTATCCTGCTAACTACACACTTGCTGCTTCTACTAACGGAATTGTGACTAACGCAGTATTTTCTAATCCAACTGCTTCTGCTGCTCAGGTTAATCTCACTATTAACGGAACTGCGGTAGCAAAGCAATTACAGGTAAATGCTAACTCATCTACTTTCCTTGATATTAAGCAGTATTTTGCTACAACGCAATCTATTGTTGCTGGCGGTTCTATTCCTCAAATAGATGCCCAAATATCAGGTATTACAATAGTTTAAGGGGTCAGTTAAATGGGTCAAACAATTATTTCGCCACCAGTAACAGGTCAATCAACTGCTTGGTCTGCAACTAACCCATTGGGGCAAAAGTATTGGACTAACTATTGCACTTTTAATGCTCCAACAAATACAGGTTCTCTTTCCAATGCAGTAAACACAAGAATTCAATATAGTAATGGTTATTATTTTTTTGGTGACACTAATGGTTGGGTTTGGTATTCAACTGACGCAAAAACTTGGAACGCTGTTCAACCTAATACCACTTATTCAATTACTGGTATTGCTTACAACGGAACAATTTGGGTTGTTGTTTATTCTAATAACACTATTTACACAGCCTCAACCCCAAGCGGTACTTGGACAGCAAGAACCTCACAAATAACAGGCACAAGTGGAATTCAAGATGTTCGCTGGATACCACAATTAAGTTTATTTATAGCCTGCGGTACTCCTAGTGCTGCCCCTTGGAATGTAATTGAAAGTTCACCTGATGGAATTACTTGGACTTCTCGTTATTCTAATCCAGCGGCAAATACTACTCTTTATTCAATGATTGCTTTAGATGATACAACAGCAACGCCCACAATAGCCATTGGAAGCAACAATGCTAATACAGCAAGCGTTGTTTATTCAACTAATGGAACTTCTTGGACTGGAACTAATGCTAATAACAGTAATGCAGCATCCTCAATTCAATTTATTAAAGGTGCTTTAAGTCGTTTTGTAGCCGTTAACTCAGGAGGCGGTTTTTACGCACAAACAAGTGCTGCTATTGGTACTGCGTGGAATACAACACCTTATGTTACTGCTAGAATGATGTTCTACTCTCAACCTTTTACTAATGGAACTTTGAACAATTACTCTGTTGGGGAATTACAATACGATTCTGTAAATAATTTATATTATATGTTGGCGCTTTACAATAACGGTAGTGGTATTGTAAATCTACCTACATTATTTACATTAGACGCTTCTAAATTAGTAACGCCATATTTAATTACTGGTACTCAAACCAATTTTTCTTTTCCTATTATTAAAACAGAGTATTTACCTTCTATATCTTTTGGGCAAACTACTAACAACTACGGTTCGGCTGGTTATGGATATGTTAATGGTATTCATATTTGGGCTACAAATGACAATGGTTACAATCGTCAGATTTACACAACGGCGTAAAGGAAAAAAATGACTCACTTTTATACAGTTTCAGATGATTTTTATTGCGTTATTTTTAATGATGGCGTAGAGGTTGCGCGTAGTGGCGCATACGCAGATAAAGAAAATGCTGCTATCTATGGCGAAAAGGTTTTAGGAGATTACAATAACAAAACTCTTAACCCTAATAACATTAGTTACCCTCATCTATGGGATAAGCCAGCCGAAACGCCTATTGACCCTTTAGTTATCCCTAATGCGCCGAAAGAGATAAACTCTCCTAACGCATAATTAAAGGGGGCGAAATGGCTACTACTTATTATCGGTATCTATTCGCCGACCTACTGACTAACAACATTATTGGCGAACTGCCGATTACTAATGTCAATTTCACGCAACAGTTAAACGCTGCTGGAACGCTGACAGGGGATTTACTTCTATCGGGCGTGAGCGCAGCTAATCTGAATGTCCTAGCTTCTACTGTCCCAGGCAGAAATGCGATCTACGTGGACCGAGCTGGCACCCTGGTCTGGGGTGGCGTTATCTGGGGCCGTGAATGGGACAGCCAAAGTCAGCACCTCAAGGTCACAGCTCGTGAGTTTGAGAGCTACTTTGAGCGCCGTCGTATAACGACCACACAGGCCTTTACAGGGGTCGATCAGCTCACGGTGGTACAAAACCTAGTGAATGCAGCTCAAGCGGTCACAGGGGGCAATATAGGCGTTATCGTGCCTACAAATACCTCTGGAGTAACGATCACACAGACTTATTACAGCTACGAGCTTAAAACCTATTTCAGCGCTATTTCGGATCTAGCTAAAGCTACTAACGGCTTTGATTTTAATATCAAGGTGGCTTACGACGGTGGCGGTAATCCGACTAAGACTTTACAACTGGGCTATCCAAGACTGGGTAATAC